TACAGATTCAATTGATGTTTTTGAATGTTATGTAAGATTAGATTTTGATGGAGATGGTCTTGCAGAATTAAGAAAGATTACAGTTATAGGAGATACTGCAGATAATATTTTAGAAAACGTTGAGGTAGATTCTATTCCTTTCTGTTCATTAACTCCAATTCCAATGCCACACAGATTTTATGGCAGATCAGTTTCTGAATTAGTACAAGATATTCAATTAATTAAATCTACAGTTTTAAGACAGTTGTTAGATAATATGTATCTGACAAATAATAATCGTATTGCGATTATGGACGGAATGGTAAATCTTGATGATTTACTAACGGCAAGACCAGGCGGAGTTGTAAGAACAAAACAACCACCTTCTCAAGTTATGTTGCCAATGCAAAACCAAACAATTTCGCAACAAGCATTTCCATTACTTGAATACTTAGACACAGTTAGAGAAACAAGAACTGGTGTTACAAGATATGCACAAGGATTAGACGCTGACAGTTTAAATAAAACTGCAACAGGAATTAATACTCTAATGACGCAAACTCAAATGCGTATGGAGTTAATTGCTAGAATATTTGCAGAGACTGGCGTTAAAGAATTATTTGAAAAGATTTTTGAATTAACTGTTAAATACCAAGAAGTAGAAAGATTAGTTCAATTAAATAACGTATTCGTTCCAGTAAGACCAACTGAATGGAAAGACAAATATAATATTAATATTGTAGTTGGTTTAGGTTCTGGTTCTAAAGAACAACAATTAGTTATTTTAAACAGTATTCTTGAGAAACAAATGCAAGCATTTAATTTGCAAGGTGGAAAAGAATATCCAATGGTAACGTTAAAGAATATTTATAATACGCTATCTAAAATGATTGAAAATGCTGGTCTTAAAAATACAGAGAATTACTTTGTTAATCCAGATGTGGGTATGCAATATGTTCAACCACCTCAACCACCTGCTTTAACACCTATTGAAAAGATTGAATTTACTAGAATAGATAGTGAAAACAAACGAAAACAAGCTGATTTGGAATTACAATTTAGACAATTACAAATGGACAATTCAAAAATGCAGCTTGACTTTCAGACAAAAATGAAAGAATTAGAGTTGAAGTATAATACACAGATTGATGCTGCTAAATTAAAAGCTGAAGTTGATTTAACAAAAACAAAATTAAATAACGCTTCAAAAAATTTAATGGCAGCTCAAAAAGCTACGCAAGAATTTGGACAACAAGTACAGGAATTAAATGCAGGAACAGGATCAAACGAAACTCCAATCGGAAGTCAGTAGATCAGAGAAAGCAAGACTTGGTTTATCAAATCCAATCTTTGTGGAAGCGATAGAGAATTTAAAAAAATTGTACTCTCAAAGTCTGTTAAACACAGGCGTTAACGAACAAGATGCTAGAGAGAAGTTATGGCTAGCATATCAAATCGTTCAAAAAGTGGAACAACACTTTATTGAGATAATGGAAACTGGAAAACTTGCTAAGAAGCAATTAGAAGATTTCAGAAAATCCATTGATGGTCAAAAATTCTAATAATAAAAATTAGGATAGGTCAACCGCATTATTGCGGAACTTCAACTAAAAAGGAGACAATATGTCAGAGTTACAAGCCAACCCTATTAAGGGAGCTGCGTCTGATGTGCAGATAGCTGCAAAATCAATTTCTGGATTGCTTAATCCGCAAACAGGAAAGATTAAAGAAAAAACAGAAGAGGTTAAAAAACCAGAAGCTGTTAACGAAGTTGAGCAAAATGCTCAAGTTCAATTACAAGAACAAGACGTTGCTGAAGAACCAATAAAACAGGAATCTGAAACAGATCAACCTGAGGTTACAGAAGAAACGCAAACAGAAACTGAACAAGAGACAAGTGATGTTTCTGAAACTGAAGTATCTCAAGAACAAACAGATGATATTCAGAAAGAACCTGATTCCACCTTTACTGTAAAAGTAGCAGGTCAAGAATTAAAGGTTACCTTAGATGAATTAAAAAAAGGTTATTCCAGAGATGCTGACTACCGTAGAAAGACAGAAGAATTATCTTTTGAAAAAAAGCAATTCCAGTCTGAAACGGAACAACAAAGGCAAGACTATTCTAAACGTTTGTCTGAATTAAATCAGATACTTGCTTTTACACAACAACAATTGAACTCAGAAATCAACAATGTTGATCTGAATAAATTGTATGAAGAAGATCCAGTTGAAGCTACAAAAGTAGAACGTCAAATTAGACTTAAAAAGGATAAGATGATTGAAGCTGCTCAAAAGTTACAACAGGAACAACAAAGACAACTAAGCTCATACGTACAAGAGCAACAAAGAATCTTGGCACAAAAAATGCCAGAATTTACTGATGCTCAAAAAGCTAGTTCAATTAAAAACAACTTAAGAACTTTTTTAAATTCTTATGGATTTAATGATTCTGAGGTTGGACAAATCTATGATCATAGAATTGTTATGCTAGTGAACGATGCTTTAAAGTACAGAAACATGAAGAATGTTAAACCTCTCTCAGCTGCGCAAGCATCTAAGCCAGGTAAGTTTTTATCTTCTGGTGTGAAAAAAGATAGTTCTGACATTAATTTTCAGAAACGTAAAGAAAAGTTGGGTCGTCTCAAAAAATCAGGCAATGTCAACGATGCCGCAAGCATCTTCTATGACATTATAACCAACAAAAAAAAATAGGAAAAAAATATGGCACAAGTATCAGGCACATATAGTAAGTACGATGCAGTTGGACTTAGAGAAGATCTTACAGATATAATCTATAATATATCTCCAACTGATACGCCTTTCATGTCAAGCATCGCTAAAACTAAAGCGACTGCGGTTAACCATGAATGGCAACTAGACTCATTAGCAGCAGCTAGTGGATCAAATGCTCAGATTGAAGGAGATGAAGTATCTTTCTCTGCTCCGTCTAGCACAACAAGAAGAGGAAACGTTACTCAGATTGCTACTAAATCTGTTATCATTTCCGGAACGTTAGAAGCGGTTAACAAAGCTGGAAGAAATTCTGAGCTTGCTTACCAAATCTCTAAAGCATCAAAAGAGCTAAAAAGAGATATGGAAACATCGCTTTGCGACAACAATGCTCAAGTTGCTGGGGATGACTCAACAGCTAGAGAACTATCAGGATTAGGTTCTTGGTTAAAGTCTAACCAAAGTGCTGGTGCTGGCGGATCTGCTCCAGGAACATCTGGAACAAATGCTAGAACTGATGGAACTCAAAGAGCGTTCACAGAGGATCAACTAAAATCTGTTATCAAATCAGTATGGGATAACGGTGGAGACCCTTCAATGGTTATGGTTGGTTCTTTCAACAAGCAGAAACTTTCTGGTTTCACAGGCGGATCTACAAGATTTGACCCAGCTGAAAACAAAAGATTAGTTGCTGCGGTTGATGTGTACGAATCTGATTTCGGTGCTTTACAAGTAACACCAAACAGATTCCAAAGAGCTAGAGATGCTTTCGTAATCACTCCAGATCTTTTTGCTGTAGCTTTCTTAAGAGATTTCTCTTTAGAAGATTTAGCAAAAACTGGTGATGCTATGAAACAATTCTTGTTAGTTGAATACACTCTTGAATCTAGAAACGAAGCTGGTTCAGGAATTGTTGCTGACTTAACAACATCATAATAAACCAAAAAATATAGGGGGGATTATTCTCCCCTATATCTAACTTAACTTAGTTTGGTCTTTGAAGTCTAAAGACGGAACGAAGCAAACAAGGAAAAAAAAAATGAGAACATTAAACGACTACTTTTTAACTGCTAGATTAGATGATGTATCTGCTGCTAGTTCAGTTAATATCGCTGTACCTGATGATGGAAAAATTATTAAAATTATTTCTGTATTAGGTGGAGCAATCACAGGAGCTAATGCTGCTGTAACAACTGCTATAAATGGAACTGCTGTAACAGGTGGTGGATTTACAGTTGCTCACTCAGGATCTGCTGCTGGAGACATTGATACTGCTGAACCAACAGCTGCTAACAATGTTACAGAGGGTCAATATATAACTATTACATCTGACGGTGCGTCATCTACGACTCAACCATTAGATATAACTGTTATCATTAGACGATAATTATAGTGGGGATAGCAATATCCCCATTTAAACATGGAGAAACAAATGGCTAGAAAGAAAAAAGAAGTAAATTTAAACGATAGAATTGATAGTATCATTGATCTATTAGAGGATTTAAGATACGAACAATCAAACAAGAAGTGTCAAAATTGTCAAGGAGTTGACGAAGATGACATTAATATTAACGATGAAGATGAGGAGAACGAATAATGTCAGGTAAAAGTACAGATCCAGCTTTTGCAGTAGTATCTAATGAGAATGTTGCATACACAGGAACAGCTGCAGCTAGCGCTGCGTTTGCTTCTGGAATACATCATATTAGAATTGCAGCAACAACAGCTTGTTATTACAAAATAGCAGGAACACCAGTTGCAACATCTAGTGATACATATTTGCCAGCTAACGTAATTGAGATTATCAGAGTAAATCCAGGTCAGAAAATTAGCTTTATACAAGTTGCTTCTGGCGGAACTGCTTCTGTTAGTCAGATGTCTAAGTAATATAAGATTACTTTAGATAAGTTAGACCATGAGTAAGATAGTTGAAAAAGAAGGTTTGATGACAACTACTTATCATCAAGAAAAAGATAAAGTTGTTATTGAAAGAAACATAGATTACAAACCTATTGTTGAGCATAATAAAAAATTATACTCTCAAAATAATGGTTATTCTAAATCTAAAGATTTAAAAAGAGTTGCTTCTATTCCAACATTAGTTTTAGAAATTTGGTCTAAAGAATATAATGGTAGTTCAAATTGGTTTGCATTACCGTCTGATGTTCAAAAAAAAATATTAAAAAAAAAATTAAACAGTTCTGAATTTCAATTTTTCAGAACAGCACCAGGTAGATTATAATGGCTTTAAGTACATATACAGAATTAAAATCAGCAATTGCTAATTGGTTAAACAGATCAGATTTAACATCAGAAATATCAAGCGACTTTATTGTTCTTACTGAAGCAGACTTAAATGCTAAATTAAGAATACGTCAGATGCATGCGCAAACTACAATTACAATTGACGCTGAAACAGAAACTGTTCCAACAGGATTTTTACAAGTAAGAGATTTTTATATTTCAAATAATGGTCAAAAGTTTCCAATGACTTTTATTTCTCCAGCTCAAATGGATTCAGTAAAAGCATCTTCAACAACTGGAGTGCCAAGTTCATATACAATATTAGGTTCAACATTTAGATTTGCACCAAGACCAGACAATACTTATTCAGGTGTATTAAATTATTATAAAAAGTTTGACGCTTTATCTTCTGGCAATCCAACAAATTATATTTTAACAGATCATCCTGCTGTATATTTATATGGTAGTTTATTTCATGCCGCTAATTTCTTAGGTGGATTTGATCCAAATCAAGTTCAGCAATGGTCGCAAATGTATCAAACAGCTCTTGAGAGAATTGAATTAAATGATAGAGAAGATGCTTATTCTGGATCTCCATTACAAATTAGATCAGATGTTACTGTGGCTTCTCCATTTACAAGAAGATACGTTACAACAATAACTGAATAATCGCTATGCAAGTACCTTTTGGTGAATGGTTACCAGATCAACCAGAACACTTGAATCCAGGTGCAAATGTTGCTAAGAATGTTTATTATGCTTTACAAGGTTACAAACCATTTAAAAGTTTGGTTGCTTACAGCTCAAATACGATTTCATCAAATGCTAGGGGTGCTGGGTCATTCAGAGATAATACTAATACTGTTTATAACTTTGTTGCAACTAACACTAATATTTACCAATTAGATTCAGGAACATTTACATCAAGAAAAGGTTCTTTAACTGGTGGCAATACAGATTTTTGGACATTCACACAATTTGGAAATTATATTATAGCAAGCAACGGTATAGATGCTCCTCAATATTATTTAATGGGAACATCAACAAACTTTGCAAATTTATCAGCAATAGCCACAGATGGAACTCCACCATTATTTAGAGTATCAGGAGTTATTAGAGATTTTTTAGTTACAGGAAACATATCTGGAGCAACGAATAGAATTCAATGGTCTGGAATAAATGATATTTCAACTTGGACAGAAGGTTCAAAGTCTGCAGATTTTCAAGATTTACCAGGTTCAGGCGGAAGAGTTGTTGGAATTACATCAGGGGAAATTGGTTATGTATTTAGACAAAACCAAATTATTCGTATGGACTATGTAGGTGGTGCAACTGTATTTAGATTATCAGTTATATCTCCAAACAGAGGTGCAGTTTATGGAAAAACTATTTGTCAAGATAATAGAAGAGTATTCTTTTATGCTGATGACGGATTTTTTCAAATAGATGGAGATAATGTAATTGCAATTGGTGCAGAAAAAGTTAATAGATTTTTTGAAAATAATTTAAACAAAGCATTTTCAGATAGAATTGTTGCAGCGGTTGACCCATTTAATCAATTAGCATTATGGTTATATCCTTCAGCTAACAATACAAATAACACAACTGGTATTTGTGATAGGATTTTAATTTATAATTATGCAACTCAAAAATGGTCTATAGCAGAAGCTAGTGCTAGCCAAATATTCTCTCAGTTTGTGGGAGCATATACAGTTGAATTAATGGATATTATATCTACAAATTTAGATGATATTAATATTGCATTAGATACTGACTTTTGGTCTGGTGGACAATTATATTTAGGTGCTATAAATGCAGATTATAAAGCTGCTATTTTTTCTGGCAATCAATTAGAAGCTGAAATAGAAACATCTGAACTTGAAATATTTCCAGGCAATAGAGCAAATATAACTGGAATTAGACCCATTGTAGATGCTACCGCAACGGTTACAATTAAGACAAGAGAACGTCTTGCAGATGATGAAGTTGAATCTTCAAGCTCAACAATGACAAGTAGTGGTTTAAATCCTGTAAGAAAATCAGGAAGATACGTTAGAGCTAATATTAAAATAGCTTCTGGAACAGATTGGCATCATGCACAAGGTGTAGATTTTGTTGCAAGTAGAGCAGGATATAGATAATGACAATAGATGTTATTGAAAAAGATATAGATAATGTTAGATATTCTTTTGAAACGCAAGAATATTTTCAAAGACAGGTTGAAGAAGCGGTAAATACATATATAAATAAATTCAATACAGAAAACGATAAAGTTTTCTCATGGTTCATAGGAGACTAATATGGCAGGAATAAAAGATTACAGTTCAACAGCAGGCGGAAATACATCAGTAGGCGGTATAAGTATTGCTGAAGGTATGTTACCTTCAAATATTAATAATGCTTTCAGAGCTTTAACTGCTGACATTAGAGAATGGTATAACGATTCTCAATGGGTTATTTATGGTGATGGAGATAGTGCATTTACAATTGCTTATGCTTCATCAACTTCTTTTACTGTATCAAGTGCAGACGTTACAAGTTTTTATCATGTTGGTCGTAGAATAAAAGCTGTTGGAAGTTCTACTGGAACTATCTATGGATCAATTAGTGCATCAGCATTTTCAACTAATACAACTGTAACAGTAACTTGGGATAGCGGTTCATTATCAAATGAATCTTTAACTATCTATGTAGGTGCTTTATCTAAAACAAATTCATCAATTCCAGATTCAGTTATTGGTTCTACAAATATTGCAGACGGTTCTGTTACAACTGCAAAGATTGCAGATACAAATGTTACAGCTGCAAAACTAGCTTCAACTTTAGATTTATCTGGAAAGACAATTACATTTCCAACAGGAATACCAGCTGCTAATATTGGTGCTGGCACAGTTGATAATACTGAACTTGGTTATTTAAACGGAGTAACAAGCGCAGTACAAACTCAAATAGATTCTAAACAAGCTACAATTACAGGTGGCGCTACTACAATTACATCATCAGATTTAACAGCAAGCAGAGCTTTAACTTCTAATGCTTCTGGTAAAGTTGCTGTATCTTCAGTTACATCTACAGAACTTGGTTATGTATCTGGTGTAACAAGTGCTATTCAAACTCAGTTAGATGCTAAACAAGCAACTATTACAGGTTCTGCAACTACAATTGATACAGAATCTTTAACTGCATCAAGAGCAGTTATATCTAACTCATCACAAAAAATTGCAGTATCAGCAACTACTGATACAGAACTAGGATATTTAAGCGGAGTAACTTCTGCTGTTCAAACTCAATTAGACGCTAAACTTGCTAAAGCAAGTAATTTATCTGATTTAACATCCACATCTACTGCAAGAACTAATTTAGGATTAGGAACTATTGCAACTCAAAATGCAAATAACGTTGCAGTAACTGGTGGAACAATTACAGGATTAGGA